CCATCGATTTGATGAACAACTCCCAGGAGGAGCAAAAATAACATAAAATTAATTGATTTTTTCATTATAACAACTTAAATATCGTTCGCCCCGGTCACATAAAAATGTGACCACAATGCCAGGCGGATTATTGTTTTTAACCCATTTTTCTGCAGCCAATATATTTGCTCCAGAGCTTATACCCACCAAAAGGCCGTTTTCTTTGGCAAGACGACATGATCTTTCTTTGGCTTCTTTTGTTGTTATTTCTATTACATTATCAACTTTTGACATGTCACATAAGAAGTCATCACCATCGTTAATGCCTTGTATTCCATGGGTTTCTGCTGGTTCGGACGGCTTCACAAGAACTGTTTTCATATCTGGAAATTTCACCGACAAAAAATTATGACAACCCATAATAGTACCGCCGGTTCCAGACCCAGCAATCAAAGCAGATATGTTTTCAGGTACCTGTGTGAGTATCTCTCTGGCTGTCATTGTTTCGTGGCACTCAGTGTTATGTTTATTACTAAACTGCATTGGAGACCAATAGGTGCCAAAGTTATGAACGAGCTTATCCCTTCTTTTTATCGCGCTTTTAAATGCATTATCACCAACTTCAATAATTGTGGCTCCAAACATTTTCATCATTTTTTTTCGCTCGGCGCTCATGTTGCGAGGCATAATAATAATACAATTATATCCATACGCAGCTGCAAACATAGCAAATGCAATGCCTGTATTCCCAGAAGAAGCCTCAACTATCGTATAACCCTTTCTTAAATCACCAGATTCTTCAGCTTTCTTTATTATATAATATGCCATCCGATCTTTAATAGATCCTGAAGGATTAAAAGTCTCTAACTTCGCATATATTTTATCACTTATCTTGATAAGTGGTGTGTTTCCAACACACTCATGAATAGTCATAATATTTTATTTATTTCCTACAACAATTTTTCTGAAAGATGTATAAAGATCATTCCAGTTTGTTTTTCCTATGCCATCTTCCAGCATCATACCATTTGTAGAAGTTTTATTAAATGTTAATTCAGTGTCCCTGATTATAGATTTTATTTTAGTTTTATTCTGTACTGAAATGCTTGGAGAATATAGCTGCATCAACTGATAATTTTCCTTAATGATTGGTTCACTCTCAACAATGTTTTGATATGCTTTTAAGGTTGAATTAGCATTCGCGCAGAATTCAACCACCTTGTCAATGCCATATGTCTTTTCTTCTGCAAGGAATGGCAAACGCTTTGCAACGGTTGCCAATCCAATTCCCGGGACTCCATCTAAATTATCGCTCTTATCTCCCACAATTGCACGGGCCAGCGCAAAATTTGTTGGATGAATACCAAACTTCTCAACAATATTTTTTTTGTTTAATATTTCTTTTTGAGTTGGCCTATAAAGGACAGTTTCATTATCAAGCAGTTGAAAGAAGTCTTTATCGCTTGAGACAATTACTTTTTGCCAGCCCCAAAAACCAGGATGTTGTGCAATAAAAGAAATTACATCGTCTGCTTCTGAACCGTCTGAAACTAACTGAGTTATTGGGAAATTATTTAGATATTCAACAAGCCGTATTTGCTGCCAAATCTTATTTTGAAGTTCCTCTTCCTCAGTAAGATTTTTAATATCTCGGTTGAGACGTAAGGGTTTTCTCCCTTCTTTATAGTTTTTGTTGACAATCTTTCTTCTTGCGCTGCCACCCTTACCACCCCAACAAATAATAACCCTATCAGGATTAATCTCTCGACAAAGTTTTTGTAAAATTTTAAGAAACCCAACAGTTCCACCAATGGGATCTCCATTTGTAGATAAACTTGGGTTAACAATATAAGCCCTCAAAAATTGATTGAGGGCGTCAATAATCATTACTCTCTTCATGAAGAGTATCCTACCAAATTAAATCAGACTTGTCAAGACTTTTTTTACTTTCTACGATTAGCTACAGTCTGGGCGCCTTTGGCGAATGCCGCTCTCCTTTCGGTGGTTTTAGTGTAATCTTTAGGATTAGCTAAAACCTTCTTAGCAAATGGTTGAACTCCCATGCCAGCTCTGTCTGCCTGTTTCGTAAAAGTGCCTTCAGTGCCTTTCTTTTCTATCTCATCGGCAGCAGCAACAAAGCCCTCGTCATCCTCTTCCATAATTGCACGGTCAGAGATGCCCTCTTGGTCTTTCGCAGCTGCGTCGGCTATGCCGGTTCCAATGCTCTCCTCATCCTCCAAAACAATAGCTAATTCTTCTTTAATAATTTGTTTGAGTTGTTGTTTTGTTAGTTTCATTATGGTTGCCTTTTAATAATAATCTGGTTGTTCGTACTCGTGGCCGAGCATCTTAGCCCAGTCTTCTACGGCGCTCGAAAGCTGCTCACTCATAAAATTATCCCAATCATTATGAGGAACATTATTTTTCCAGCCTTCATACTCGTGATGTCTATCATTTAGCTCATCAAATATTTGTACAATTGAAATTTCTTTTCCATCAAGTTCAACAGTCACATCCTTATAATCTTCTGTATATGCAGTCAGCCCATTAGCGGTAACTATCTTTTTTTTCAATGTTGCGTGAAGCTCTTCTTTAATAAGTCGCTTAAGTTGTTGTTTTGTTAATTTCATTGTGTTTATTCCTCGAATGGAAAGCCGATTGCTTTTCGTTCAGCTGTAGCCTTCTCTGTCCCGTGCCCAACAAGGTTCTCGATCATATTAGCTATTCTAAAGATAGTTAATTCTGTCGCTTTCGCATAATCCTTAACTTGACCTACCAGACCTCCAATACCTCCACTAGTATGTTTAAACCCAAGAGGATCGCCGGATCGCTGTGTAGGAAGCGGCCCTTTTACTTTTTTAGGTTGCGCAATATTTAATACTCTTTCTTCTAAAGCTTTTGCAGCGTCATAAGCAGATCGCACAGAATCCCGCATTTTAAGCTCACCAGCTTCAGTTAATAGCTCAGATTGCGCATATTCCAGTTCTTCTTTAATAATTCGTTTTAGTTGTTGTTTTGTTAATTTCATTATACGTTGAATCCCTTGGCTCTCATGGCCATGTTTTGTCCTATTCTAGAAATGTATTTCTTCACTAGACTCCTCCTCGGGAGGCTCCAGTTCGCCTTCGTCGTCCCCAAACTCTTTATCCAAAATATCTTCAAGATCATCTGAATAAAGCGACGATTGATCCACAAAATTATCTAAAGTGGCCTGCAAAACTTCTTTGACCTGTCCCCTTGCATCTTCTTTTGTAAGCGGTCCATATTCGTCAGGCTTATCTTTGTAGTGGTCAATCACTCCGAAAGTTACATCTCGGAAGGCGTCGCGTAAGTCGTCAAGCGCAGGATCAAACCCTTTATGTGCCTCGTCGCTGGCATCAAAAGAACGTGGAGGCTCCTCCCCTATACGCTCTAACTCTTCTTTAATAATTTGTTGTAATCTCGATTGTTTTAGTTTCATGGCTTATCCTTCCTTAATACTATTAATTAGTAAGCAAAAAGAGTTTATTCCCGTTCTTCATAGAAAGATTCTGCTGAACCTGTACGGTCATCAAACTTCATAATAATCTCTTCGTCCATGATCTCTAAAACTCTTTGCCTAAACTTAGGATCTTCAAGTTTTTTCTTCCAACCAGAGCTTTGAAATTTATCAAATGTACCATCGTTATAAGTAAGAGCAAACCAGGCGCCACTATTATTTAAGTGTTGTGAACCCTTAATCGCGTCAAGCCAACTTTCTTCATCTTGTACTCCGATTTCATCTCCCCATAGGATCTTAAAATTACATTGTCTACCGGCTGTCCCGAATCGTGATTTTTCAAGTTTTACCTTGACCTCTGAACCGATTCGAAAGCCTTTATCATCTGTGATGAAAGAAGCCTTTGCTTTACGCCCTGTGAGCCACACACGCAACGAGTAGGCATAAACCATAGCTTTACCCCCAGGCGTCATATAAGGCGTTGTGAGGGCCTCTGAGGGGCGCCTGGTGATGTTTGTTTTAAGCTGGTTCAAAACAAGAAACGTCGATTGACTATTCGCAATTGGAACTGTCAGCTTTGACATGCCTTTTGCAAGAATTCTGGCCTTAACGGCCATCGACGAAAGAGGATTAAAATCTCCTTCAATATCTGAGATTGCTGGTGTCAACGCTAGTGAATCCCAGATAAAAAGCATCTTGTTTTCGTTTGACCCAAGAAGCTCTTCAATTGTCTCAAGCACAAATTCTACAGATGTTGCCTGTACATATAATAGATCATCAACATTACAGCCAGTTTTCTCTAAGAACCCCGGATCAATTGCGGACTCTGAATCAAAATAAACCACATCAATCCCCATATTCTGGGCATTAGCGGCTACCTGCGCTGCCATATATGATTTACCAGTTGACTCCAAACCCGCTATTTCAACAATTTTTCCAATTGGGATTCCTGCGCGATGGCCTCGACAAATAATACTGTCAAGCCATCTCGACCCTGTAGGAATCCATTCTTTTACAATTGTTGGACTACCCTCATTTAAATTATGTGCCACGTTTAGTCCCGCTTTCTTGTTGATAAGTTTGCGCATATCTTCAATAGAAAGCTTGCCAGCAGCTTTTTTAGTTTTAGTCATTATAATATTTTCCTCCTATATTAAAAGTTGAGACATTTATAAACCCACGTCTTCCCTGTGGTTAAAAACTAATTTAATAGATTAGAAGTCTTATTTAGCTTAACAATTCTTTGCTTATGTTTAAGAGAACAACCATTAGGCACAGTAACCCTTCGATAATCCACAATTAGCCCATGAGCAATAGACTCTCCATGTTTATGGTGGACTCGGCCTCCCTTGGTTTTATAATCAGAGGCAGCATTATACTGGGTATGGATTGCCACATAGGTACTAAACCAAAGTTTAAAGTCCTTGTCAACGGCAGAGCCATCATTGAAAGACGGATGCAACTTGAATAGAAGTGTAGTACCCTCCAAAAGCTCACCCTGAATCTTTTCATCGTTGGACCACGCTCTATCTAAAAGCTCAGAAGCTAGTTTTACGTTAGCTAAACCATGTTTTACGCATCGGTTAAACGCTCCAACGGAGATGCGCTTTGAATTTGGGGCGCCCACAGTGCCAAATTCGTCAGGAGAACCATAAACGCTTAAGCCAGTATAAACAAGCTGATTTTTAATCTCTAGCGCTTTCTGGTCTTGTGCAAGTACTTGGTGCACAAAAACTTCATCTTTGTTTGCACTCTTGCGGTTTGACCAGTTAACTTCATAGAAAAGCTTGTGATATTCCTGTTCGTTTTTAACATCGATACGATAACAAGGCATCTTGGTACGATTTGGAAACACGACTCTGTACATTCCTCGGCGGTGATCACCATCTAGAAGATATTCGTCACCATTAGGAAACACAGCAATTGTGGGGGGAGTAAACTTTGACCAGTCAAAACCATTCTTAAGATATTTCTTAAGTTGACTGCTCTTTGTTTCACGATTAACCAGACTCAATATCTCCACCCCTACTTGGCCCGGTTGGCCCGGCCTTCCAAAAATATTGATGTCATTAACTTTTAGAGATTTTGTATCTCCAACTAAAAAATTACTCATAATTATTCCTCCTTATGAATAGCATCTAAGGTTTCGAGGCCAATTGGACTTATACTAGGCACCTTATCGCCTAAAAAAATGAGGCATCTGTAAACCCATGCCTCCCTGCGGTTTATAAATTAGCTGCCAAGAAGATCTGCGAAAGCTTTATCCACGGAAGTCCCACTAGTGGCTTCTTTCTCGGTGCCACCATCATATTTGGTGGTTTCGGTGGAATTCTCTTCGGGATCTCCATCTCCCAACAAAAATTCATCTAGCATTCCCTGAACTTCTGCAAAAGATTTTCGGCTAGCTGCAAACAATTCATCAAAGTCCGGTACAGACTCCAAAAATTCACGGCATCTCTCAGGCTCTTTACAAAGCGTTGAACTACGGCGGCGCGGCGTAATCTGAGTTACTGGAAAGGTTGCGCCAGCTGGCTTTCCATAACCAAGGACAAGATCAGTCCCCGCTTCAGCATCGGTAATGTCTCCATATTCCGGATTAAGCACAAGATTCAAGAGAGTTTCATAAACGGTTTTACCGAAACCCCAAACTCGAACCCCTTTATCTTCTTCTCCGCGCACAATAACTGGCGCAAAGAAACGCTGACGAGCAGAAAGCTTTTTCGCCATTCTCTTACTATCTTCTGTGCCTTCCTGCCAAAGCTGGCGCACAAAAGAATCCAACGGACAGTCTTCGCCAAAGTTTCGCTTTGGACTCAAGAAGCCGGGATTATCTCCAACATTATAATGGAACCAATAATCCTTGAACGGATCTCCATCTTCAGTAGGAACAATACGGATAGTTTGTTCCCCATCTTGCGGGCGCCAAAAACGATTGTTGCCCCCTTTACTTTCAAGAGCATTTTTGCGCTCTCTCATTTTCTTCATATCAATAGTCATTTTTTTCTCCTTTTAGTCAGCGTGATGACTCTCTCACGCTGCTGATTTTATTATAATACTATAAATTGATTTCTTTGTCAAGTCTAAAATTATCATTTTGCACCACAGAACTATTCAATAAGCCATAAATATAAGGTGTATCATAGCTTGTTGAATAAATCCCGTAGCTGACCTTTATTTTATCATACTGTTTCAAAATTTTAAGCTGTTCTGAGATATTTTTCATTAAAGTGCCATCAGTTTTTAACATTTCTTCAGGCACTCCATAATAATAACATTTATCTCTGGGGATGTCAAGATCAAAAAATAATTTTTCTTCCCCTCCTTCATATGAAACTAAACTGAAAGTTGATATCCTAGCAGAATCCAATGTCTCATCAAAAGTGTCAATTTCAGACTTAGAATGTTTAAAGACGTTAATCATATGCATGGTAGAAGATATTAATTCGTTCATTTGAGTGTGTATTTCTCGTAAGGGGACGTCCCCAATTATTTTAGACAACTCAACATTATCAACTAGATAAATTCTTTTAAAAAGCCCTGACCGTGCGTATTCTTGCAATACCCCAAAAATTACATTATTGTTTTTTACTTTTAGCGCAGGGAGCAA